GTCTGTAAAATCTGCTCATGCTTTATGCGGTCGCCATGGTGGAACACGAATAGATTGTTGTGCCACTGGTAAGATATAAACTTGCTGTAGTTCTGGACAATCTCAACCCTTGGCTCTTTGCTATATAGCAGATCCAGGCAGCTCGATAAGTGACAAGCCATATCGTAGTCATGGTTGCCGCGCACATTAACCACAACCACCTTTTGATGGGTCTGTAGCATCTTGTCTATCAGGATGTTAAATAGCCTGCCTGCCAGCTTAAAGGTCTTGCCAATGCGTGTGTCTACGTCTACTGGCGTTCCTTTGGTTGTAGTATTAAAACTACTATCAGCGTGAAAGAAATCACCCACGTTAAGCAATACGCCTGTGCTGGCATTACCTACTCGGTTGGCTAATCGGTCGGTCGCATCAATCAGAATCTCAGTGGCAATTTTTATATCCCAGTCGTCATCATCAACTTTAGATTCGCTGTCAGCCAGCATCCCAAAGTGGTGGTCGCCAATCATATACATGGCAAGGTAATCATCAGAGACTTCTACAGGTGTAGATGACTTTCTTTTAAACCCATCAAGGTCTTCTTTAACTCCCTCAATCATTATGTCCAGGCGCTCCTGCAGTGATGTCTTTTCCTTCTCCTGGATTACCCACTGTAGGCCAACACTTCCGTCAGCTTTGTAAGCGGTTGATATCCTTTTGGCATCAAAACCTGGAGCAGTCTGATGAACCAGGTCACGATGCGGAGCCACTCCCTGTGCTGCAGCCTTTCTCTCCAGCCTGTTAATAACACCATCAACGGTTTGCCTGGCGCAGTTTATGCTTTCAGCTGCCTTGGCGTGTGAGCCATGTGCCTTTACAGCCTCAATTATCTCTATATGCCTGGGGCTGGTTGCAAACTCAATTAATACATCTGGATCTGGCCTGTTACGCATTTTGTGAATCCCTCAATTGTTTGTACTCGCTGTGCTCCGGTATTGGCAGCCTGCACCTATACTCTGTCGCATAATTGTACACCTGATCCATGAAGTATTGCATCTCCCCCATATCTAGGTCCTTAAGGCTCTTAACTTTATAGCACTCAGTCTTGCCTACAATTACTGTTGAAGATAAAAACTGATGCTTCATCAAGTCTTTCATACTTTCTTCTGTCAGCTTGTCAGTAAGCTTTCTGTTAAAAAACTGCGCCATCTTTCTAAACCAAACATGCACTAATCGCATCTGGTTATCTGAGCTGTGAGATACATACTTTTCTAGCCTGATTACAGCTGGAGTTTCGTAGTCCCACTCATAGAGCCTGCGTCGAATAAACTCTAGGCGCTGCTCAATATTCATTTTACCGTCAACTCTTACAAAATCCCCCTGGGTCATACTAATTTCCTCGATAGCCATTTTTGTGATTCACGATCAACTCTGTTTTCCAGGGATGATGTGTACTCGTAATTACCTTTTTTGCTGTACTTTGCGTCAGGCGCTCTAAGGTCGTGCGGTGTGGCGTCATTTTTGCCTCTGATTCGCCCCCACATAGTAGAGTTATCTATACCGGCATACTGTGCGTACTCTGTAGTCGTGTACTCCTCACCATTAACGAAGCGGTTGTGCTCGCCGTTAAACTTTATCTTATGCACCTTCTTGGGCAAATTGTGTGGGTACAACAAGGTGTCAGTTATCAGGTCTGTATTGCGCAACCTGTTTCTAAGAGCTGCAGTCGGTATCCCGGTGATATTAGATATCTCGGATATAGTGTGCAGCCTGGTCAGCAAAACAGGGTATTTTTCACCCTTGTATTCAAACTTCAAGATACTCATGCGCGCTTTACCTCAAATCCACCATCGAAATAAAATCCGCGTCTAGTCAGATAAAACTGCTTTTGTATTTGCTTCTCTTCACCGCTTAACCAGGATATATCTGTAAGTGAACAGTCAAGTGATCTGCCGCGAATACTGTCGTCATTTTTCGGACCTGCTGTTTTGTGTTGTGCTGCATACGGCGATACGCCACCAGTTGCTTTAGTACGCTTTAACCAGGAATTTATAAACCTGGTCATGCCACCCTTTGTCTTGCGGTTTTTAGGGTTAGCTAAAAGCCACATCTCCATAGCGTTTAGCTCCTGGGCAACAAGGTCTTGTCCGTAGTTTTCTACAAGCTTGTCGTAAAAATCTGAAGGTACAACATAAGTAGCTCCGTCAATAGTAAGCATGTTACACCTCCGCTAAATAGTATTTTGAGACCAGGCACTGCTCATCAAAGCGATTTGTTACTTTGATTCGGTCAGACAGTATTGGATGGCCCTCGGCTTTAAGCTCATGTATCCGAGTAGCTAATTGTGTGACACCAAGCTCATTGTAAGCTTCAAGTGAAGTGATAGTGTTGCCGCTTTTGAAGTGCTGCAATATTCTTTCTTTCTGACTCATGTTTATATCCTCTTGGCTCGACGTTGTCTCGCCCTGTTTTTATGAATGAATTTACTTTATACATTTATGTTTACTTGCTGTCAAAACATATTTTATATCAGGTACTTTTTACCCTTTCACAGGCAAAAGCCTATAAAAAAATAAAATCAGAGGGATTACTCAACTCCGCAGTTCAGACGCATTTGTATCGGATATCCAACCTATCGACCAATATTTACTGAAACATTAGTCGGGCATTGTCTGGAGGGTCAACCACGCTCCGGCGTTTAATCTAAGGATTTCACCGGCCCCATGCCCAAATGCTTAACGGAATTTTGTTTGCGAATATCAACAGATCTGTTAATATCTTTTCCGTTACTGTTTTTCACACTCCCAGTACACCACAGCGTAAACTGTGTTTCAAGCCCTCTTCGCGGAGGGCTTTTTTTTACTTACAATTTATGAACTGCTCATACGTTATTCCAATGCTGTTACAAATCTTCTGCATTGTATGAACCTTCCAGTTTTCCATGTTACGCCATCTATAGATCTGGTGGCGTGATACGTTAAGATCAGCAGCTAAAGCCTCTGTACCGACGTTATAGTGGCTCTGAGCGCGTTTTAGGCATTTACCGCAATCATGTAATTCCATTGTTAATTCCAGGTGTTGTGTTAAATTAAATAGGCGGGTTCCCCCGACCTGCTAAACCTATATGGTTATGGCCCCCCTTGAGGGGCCTTTTTAGTTTCTAGAACGGGATGTCTTCGTCAAACTCTGCCGGTGCAGATACAGCCTGCTTTGCCTGGGCCACGCCTTTAGATTGCGCTTCATCTTTGGCTGTGAACTTAAGGCTCATGTATTTTGTGCCAGACTTGCTTTCGTTAATCCAGCCAGATACCCAGTAATCAGTGCCGTCAATCATAGCGCTGCCTTTGCGATCAGGATGCGTATCAGACTCTTTCTTGTCATTAACAAACATCGCGCCGCTATTATCTTTTTGCTCGTAGTTACTCATATCAGTCTCTCCAGTTTAGGTTCATAGTTTTTCGTTAGCTGCCAGTATGACAGTAGGTTTTTAAACATCATGCAGTGCTTAGCATGTGACTCTTTGTCCCATGTGTAGTGCAAAGCGATTGATGGGTCTTGTCGGTCAATAAACACCGATATTCTTGTTGGGCTATCAAACCCTAAGCCCATAGCATAAGCCGATAGCTGCATGCCATGCTCGTCATATACGAGCTTCTCAGGGTCTTTCCCTTCCAGGTCATCCTTGGTCTTAAAGTCAACAACAATTTCATTAGGGCAATACAAGTCAATCTTGCCGCCGTATCCGAGATCGCTGCAGAATGATGCCTCAGCAGACCAGTCCTGATGCGGATGCAAGCCTTCCAGGATGTAATTAACAGACTTAAATGCCTGGCTGGTATAGTCCAGTCCAAGATAGCCACGCTCAATCATTGCGTGAATCTCAGTACCTCGATCTGCAGCTTCTTTTGACGACTGCTTAGCCTGATCCTTAATGCGATACAGGTAAGCATTGTCCGACTCATCTGGCCCCTGGTGGTATCCCATAGCAGCCTTAATTGCCTGGTCTATCTTCCAGTTCTCCAGAGCAGGCTTAGCCGCTACACCGAGAATGGTTGTTACAGATGGAACCAAGTTGTGCTTCCTGGCGTCGCGTAGAGTAGTGTTGCGCTCCTTACCGTTAGCGCCTGTGACTGTGTAAGCTGGCTGGCCATCGACGTCATACCAATGGCCAGATTCAGCTTTGTAGCTACTCACTTGGCAATGCCCACTTAGGCATGTTGCTTGGCGTTGCACCCTTAAGGTAATACAGGTATCGACCTACACCAAACTTAACACCAGCGCGCTTAAAAGCATCAGACATTCCGCCCTTCTCGCCCTCGATGTTAGTGTCACCAGCGCCATCAGATTTTGTAATCCACTCGCCTTCAACACGTATTGACAGATAGCAGACCAGGCGACCATGACATTCTTCGTATCTGTCTTGCCAGTTTTCCGGGCCAACAACATCGTCTAAGCGCTTCATTAGGTCACGCGCATTAATGTAAGCAAGCTGACGCCCACCGCCGCCTTGTCTCCAGCTTAACTGGCGCACAGAAAATGGCTCTTTAAGAGCATTATGAACTTCGTTCCACATATTAAATTCCCCCTTGGTTTGCAGACATTTCGCCTAAGCAGTAGTGCTTAGAATATTCCAGGTAATAGTAATCAGGCATCCCATCTCTTGCAGGAATGTGATTGATAAAATCGCGGTAAGCATATCGACGAAAACGCGACTCAGCCAAGCTGTGACGGCGACGCAATTCGGTTTCGTATCGGAGTTGTACTTCGGTTTCTATAGACATATTGTCCCCCTTTGAATGAGGGGACATTATAGTATACAAGTTACATAAATGTAAACACTATAGGCAATAAAAAGTTCAAATTAATGGGCTTCTGGACAATTTGTTGTGATTTTGTCCGTTAATATGTCCAGGATTTACCGACACCATCTCTGATGTCTACATGAACAAAATTCTTGGCCAGGCCTATGCCATTAAATCCAGCCTCAAAAGCTTTCTTCATAATTAGGTGTGCTTGAAATGCGCTGTTAATTTTTATGTCTGCAGCAATTCCCTGGGCGTGTGTGCCAGGTCGAGCCTTTCTTGACTCGATAGGGTGTGATGGATCTCGATACCCGCTAGTAATTACAAAAGGGATTCCGCATTCATGCCGCAGGTCATCTAGCTTGTTCAAGAAGTCCCAGGACATTTTGTTGTTGCCGGTGTGCTGGCAATTAAAGTCCTCTATTTTAAAATAACGCATGTTACCTCTACTCGTATGGGTTGCTCACATAGTCTAATCCCGCCCAGAGATCTTCTATCTCTCTAAGCATCGACTTAATTTTACCATCAAATCCTTGCACTTCGTTAGTGACTATTTCCGCTGTCTTAACGGTTGCGCGCATAGCTTCTACATCTTTTTCTAGGTCATATACTTGTTTTTGTATTTCAAGTAATTCACCTTGTCGTTTTAAAACTACTTCTAGGTTGACTCCTAGCTCAGAAAGTTTACTTTTAAGTTGACTAACATCATTGTCAGTAAGCTGCTGCTGCATTAAGCCAATTGTTTCCTGCAGCGGTTTAATATCTGGTATTTCTACGGCCTCTACCGCCGTTAATCGACCGTATAGCGAACTAGCAGTCCAAACACCGCCACCCAAAGTGGTCGCTAAGCTTAATAAAATCGCAATGTATACGCCCTTAAATGACGTATTTCCGATTTTTAGCTCTGTATTCTCTAAGCTCACCTTAAGCCCTCACAATTACTTTCGTTAACCATGCAGTCGTATCCAGCTTGGTGGTATCCGCTATTGTAGTAGTCGCTTTGTGCGCCGAGCGCCAGGATGTCGTTTTCAGATACATACAGGCTGTCAAAGTTTGTGCCGTTAACATATACAGCTGTAGCATTGCCTGTCATCCATGAAACCTTAACCCACTGCTGGTTAGAGTCGTATGTCAAAGTCGCTGTCTCGAAGTTGCTGTTGTTATTTTCAGCTCCTTGCTGCAAAAACTCCGTAGACTCTTTGTTAGCAGCTACACCCAGGTAGGCACCCGCATTGTTTGAGTGTGTCTCTATTTCTGTCAGCGATTGGTTATAGGTATCAACAGTCTCCTGGTTAACCTGCAAGTCGTTTGTAACAGTAAAGTTTTGGACCGCAGCCTTGTCGTCAGGCGTCTGCGCTTCCTTTGCCATATCGTTAACTTGTACTACGGTAGTAAGCTCCACCACAGCTCCTGTAAAGCTGTCTACGGCGTCTTGCATTAGGTCTAGCTCATTGCCAGCCTGGGTCTCTAGAAACGTCTGTGCGTCACCGTATGGCGCGTAGTTAGCCATTGATGCTAGGGCGTTGTTGTAAGCGTCAACTTGCGCGTTAGATATTTGTGCGCTTGCAGATAATCCTGGCGACGAAATGTACCCATTAGGGCCATTTTCAATAGCTGCGCCAACAAGCATTCTGCCACGGTCGATTTGCGCGACCAGGCTGTTAGATGTGTTTATTAGATTGTCAATTTCTGACGCTTGTACGGAACCTGTCAGTAACAGAGCTGCTGCTATCTTCATTTTCATTTTGAGTGCTACCTATATTCAAAAGTTTTTTGTAGTAGTCCTCACGATCTTGATAGTCGGGTATGTACAGATCAGGCTCTGTTTTCATTATCAGATAGGCTCGCTTGCCTACAACAAGCTTACCGTTGCTTAGCACTGGACATGGCGTACCGCTTAGAAACATGCTGCGCCATACTTCCTTATCCTGGCAAAGCCGCCCTATGGCAGCCACCTTCATTCCAAGGTCAAATAGCATTTTACTGTCACGCCTACGGTTACAGTTTTTATCTTCTTTGTACTTACCAGATGCATAGCCGAACAAATTAGTCTGCAGAGATCCAGATGTGCCTTGCAAGCAATTCTCAAGCCCATTCGATAAATAGCTGGGAGATATTGCGCTTGCTGCTGGTATTTCACTGCTGCTTCCAGCTCCGTTATAGGTGTTGCTGACAGACTCATCCTGGGTGCTGTTGTGACTGTTTACGGTGCTATCTTCTGCGTTAGTGTTTAGGCTGCCGTCCTGTGTAGTGTCGGCAAATATTGCGCCCGACAAAAAACACAAAAAAAACAGCCAGCTCTTCACTTGCGCATGCTCATTATCTTACTTGCTCCGCGTATACCAAAACTGCTAGATATAGCTATAAACAGCAAATATTGATACCACTCAGGCAAAGTTGATAGCGCGTTAAATCCAAGATGCACCCGGTCAATTACGGATGTGTCATTTGCAATAATCGCATAGCCGACCATAAATACAGGGATAGACAATACTATTGTCCAAAATTCGTCTTTCCAGCTCGACGCAGACGCGTCAGCCATCTTAGATTCCCAGTCAGCATCATTCTGTATTACAGACATCTTGGCCTGGTGCTTAGCCTGCGTTTCTTCAGCTTTATTCTTGAAGTATCCGCCAACTAAACCAGTTATAGGACCAATCAGATTATTTAACACGATTTGTAAGCTCGCGTACTGTCTCTGACTCCCAGATGCGGATACCAAACCAAACAATACTAAACAGACCTGCGATTGGTGGAACCCACAAAGCCCATGCCGCTACAGCAGTTGAGCCAGCAGCAATATCAATTACTTCTTTAGTTTCTTCAATCATGATCGGTCTCCAGTGACGCATTGTATGCAGAAACAACAGCGTCTGTATGCATTACAGAACATATGGCCTGCACTTCAGCACTTTCGGCAGAAACGTCTTGCCCTGGCGAGATTACTTTGCGGTGAAAGCCTGACGATATTGTAACTCCATCCTCTACTACGGAAGTACAGGTTCGTACGCTTACTAATTTGTAAGGACCAACAATCTCAATCTTATCTTCAGTTACTACTTTTTCTAATGCCATTTTTTATATTCCTGTCTATGCCCAGAATCCACTGGGCGTATGGTTATGGTGTAACATAAGTTAAATCAAATATTATAGTAGTTTTGCCTGGGCGCGGAGGATTACCTACCGCGGTTGTATCTAAAGTGTTACAGTTTACAGACGCTGCACTATTGTTTTGGCGATTAAACTTAACCTGCGCAGTTGTGCTGTTATGTATACCCTGAATAAAATAGTTAGCCGCCTCAGAACCTGTGAAATAGTTAGACTGCATTGTTCCATGTCCTCTAGTAGCACTGTTTGCTAAAACAGGAAATGGCAATCCAGTAATTCTTATAGATCCAGACTTCACTCCAGTAGTCTGTATACTAGCCATGTTTACACTTACATGTACAAGCCTTCCGATTCTAGTGTACTGCCCGGTATAAGTGCTTGCCGACGTAAAAGGATTATCTCCTTGTGGAGTTGTCAAAGCGTCAGGGTTGGATAAACCAGCAGTCCAGGTTCCTCTTTCGTAACCATCAAGCGTATTATTTTGTGCGTTTGCCAAACCTGGCACATCTGCAAATTCAGCAAAACTAATGCCACCAGATAGATACAGATCTTTAAACCTTGAGCCGCTCGAACCCAAATCCATAACATTATCAAGATCACCGTCAGCAGACGTTGCTGGCTTGAACTGAACAGGATTAAGCTTTATGCCATTACCTGAAGGCTCGCAAATAATAGGCTTATTACTATTTGAGCTGTAAATCTCCATTTGGTCTACAGATCCCCGCTGCAAAACCAACATTGCTCCTTCAGTTAAAGTTCTATTTACTAGTAATGGCGCTTCATTAGTGGAAGCACCTGGGCCAGCAATTCGGCCTGCAGCTGTTACTATTTCAGAGCCTCTAATCTCTCCAGTTTCACGCAATTCAATGTGGTCAAGATCTTGGTTTGTACTTAAAGCATTTACCAATAACCGCCCATTTTCATCAAATCTTGCTACCTCTTTAGCCTCTGCACCATCTTCACTGTCGTTTGTGCCAAATGCAAGGAAAGTGCTTGGGTTTTGCTCTTGATGGCCAGCAACAATAAATGCCTTGGTCCCTGGCGACT